GAGGAAGTTTATAAAATATTAGATATAAAGAAATGATTAAATCACTATCACCATATTATTTAACAGTCCCATTTGTATCAGCAAATACAGGACTTACATGTACAAGCTATGTAGTATCAATATTCGTATGGGACGGGTTAAAGGCTGATGTTCCATCAACCGCTACGTATACACTAACCAAGACTAATCCAACGGGGTCAACCGCAAGCGATACAACGGTAAATATATCTAAATTAATAAAAGACTACATACAATTTACGCCTCAAGATGCTGCAACAACCTCTGTTATAAATGGCAATAATAATTGGTGGGTTCAAACTAGTTATACTTATGTCACTACAGACGCAGCAGACGCAACCACCCCGCAAGGGTCTGTAAAAAGTCTTTATGGATTGGGATATACAAGCGGAATAGGTGGGAGAAATGTAACTAATATTACTAATAGGCTGCTATTAACAGGGAGAGAGTTTAAGGTAGATAGAAATGGTTTTTTTGTAGTGCCTGTATTAATAAAGGAAGGGGATACAGTATCGGGTTCGGTTGTTTCTTCACCAAATAGTCAGATAAATGTAGCTATTAGTGAGGCTGCTACGACCACTTCTGGGGAATTAGTTAAGTATATATGGATTAAATGCGCTGAAGCGACTACAGATACTAGTATTACAGTAGAATTTGAGGGTACTTCGGTAGAATTATTGGTTCAAGACGAAGCGAAATACACTCCTGTAGATGTATTCTTTCAAAATAAAGAGGGTGCAGAACAGTCTTTTGTGTTTAGAAAGGAACGAAAAGACACTTTATCGATTACAAAAGATACTTACGAGGGAGATAGACAGCAGCCCTCATCTGGAAGCCATCAATTTATAGACTTTAATGTACAGGGTAGAAGCGGGTTCAGCTTAAATACTGGGTTTATAGATGAAAGCAACAACGATACTATACGGGAATTACTAATGAGTGAGAGACAATGGATTTACGACGGCACTAATTTTATACCTATCAATAGTAAAAAACTATCTTTAGAGTATAAGACACAACTAAATGAAAAGCTAATAAACTATCTAGTTAATTTTGATTATAGCTATAGCGAAATAAATAATATATAATACAGACAAAATTGACGGAAAATATTTATATAGGAGAGTGGAAAGTAGACTTATTCGAGGATGAGTCTGTAGATGTTGTTGCGAGAGTCTTAGACGTTTCAAATATAAAAAAGAATGCAGGAGACTACACGAAGGAGTTTACCGTACCACCAACAAAAAACAATCAAAAGTTATTTAAACATTGGTATAACGCAGATGTGGACAATGGATTTGACGCACGTACTAAAGTTGATGGGAGAATAGAGATAGATGGCATAGTACCAATATTTGGCAAAGGTAAGTTTAGACTATCTAAGGTTAATGTAAAACAAGGTGAGCCATCTTCATATACCATTAGCTTCTTTGGTGACTTAGTAAATCTAACAGACATATTAAAGAAAGATGAGTTAAAAGATTTAGACCTAAGCGAATACGATCACGTATATAATGCTGCAAATGTAAAGACAGGATTAACAAGCAGTCTACATAGTGGATCGATTAAATATACGCCATTAGTTAAAAAGCAATATTATTATAATTCAGTAGGGGACAATACTCAAAATGAAACGTTTGCAAATATAGCGGCTGGAGGTGGTGACGATACTGGTATAGTATGGGATGATTTAAGACCCGCTATAAAAGCTATTAATATAATAGAAGCTATAGAGAGTAAATACGCTGGGAGTATACAAAGGTCTATTTTATCTGTTCAGACTGCGCCAGATATCTCAGGTGTTGCTATAATTACATTAAACGGAACAGAACACAATATAACACTATCAGGAGGCGGTACTGTCTCTACAGCAACGACAGCGGTAGAGATATCAGGCGCAGTTAATTTAATAAGCGGTTATTCTTCTGTAATTATTTTAGGTTCATTTGTAGTTATAGATTCAGACGAAAAAGAAAGGCAATTAGATACTATTTTTAATGCGGGAACTGCTACGGGTTTAACTGTATCTTATTCAACGTTATTTTATGGCGTAAAAGGCACGCCTATTAGGTTCACTCGTGACTTCTTCGGTACTTCTGAATTTAGTGATTTATACCTTTGGCTTAATCCTGATGAGGGTTTAGGTATAGGAGGAAATACTCAGATAATAGAGTGGGATAGCCCTAACATGGACTACGTAAACCCAGCCACACATATAGGTACATACCCTTTCGATATTGATACACGTTGGAATTTATCCGCAAAGGTTACACCTGCTGTAGGGTTTGCAGATGTTGAGTATCAAATACTTTCATATAAAAACGGCTCTTTAATAAATACAACAACGTTAGGAACAGGTACAAGGACAGGAAGCTTAGGGGTTCAAAGTGTTAACTCTGGTAGTTTCGATTCTTATTTCGAAGTTAAATCAACTAGTAGCTTCTCATATACTGCGCAGTTAACTGAAAGAGAAACTTACACTTACCCCAACCCTTGGGAGACTACTATAACAACCGCACAAGCAAGTTTTAATACGATAGAGGGTGAGTTTATTATATCTAATAACATGCCAAAGCTTAAATTAATAGATTTCTTAAAGGGAATTTTTGATATGTATAAGCTTGTGGTAGTGCCTTTAGATAATGGTGACCTATATGTCAATACGCTTTCAGCATACTACGCTCAAGGTAAGACTTATGATATAACAGAGTATGCGCACTTTGACGAGAATGAAGTTCAGCGTGGTAATATATTAAACGAAATAAACTTTAAATTTGAAGACCCTACAACAATACTAAATACACAATTTAAAACTAATACAGGGGAAGCTTATGGAGATGAGGAAACTTTACTTTATACAGATGAAAGCGAAAACGAATTACTAGACGGGGATTCTTTAGATATTAAAGTACCCTTTGAGCAAATAATTTACGAAAGGTTAATAGATGAGAATGATGACGTAGATACAAACGTAATGTATGGAGCAATTATAAGCGACACTTTATCGCCTGAGAATCCTAAGGCTCATTTAATGTATATTATACCTAAGAATCAGGTTAATAAAAGTATAGGCTTTATAGATGAAGTAGGAGGCAAAACAACTATAACAGGAAACTTAAATGTACCATCACATACAGACTCCTCAGAGTTTCAAAACTATTCGACTGTATTTGGTAGAGAAAGAAACGAATGGAACGGAGATAATATAGAGAATACTTTATATACTAATCATTGGCAGGATTATATTTTAGCACTCTTTAATATAAAAAAGAGAGAGTTTCAATATACCGCAAACCTACCTCTTAGGATCGTAACTAAGTTGGGTTTAAATGACGTTCTTAAAATAAAGGGCAACTACTACAGGATAGACAAGTACGCTTATAATCTATTGACAGGTAAGACAAAATTAAATTTAATAAACTCATTTGATAATACGATTAATTCCTTTAAGTCAAATATTTCCATAATAAAGAAAGATGCAGAAGAAGAAGTTATTACAATAACAATAACAAACTCAGAGGGTGCTACTAATTCTAAAACTGATTTAGGCTTCGGTACTGGTTGGGCTAATGTTTCTACTATATCGTCTTTGTCTAATATTTTTTATTTAAGTATAAGCGAAAACACAACGGCAGCCTATAGGTCTATGCGAATAGTACTTACACAACCATTAACAGGAGCAACACAAACAATATCGATAGATCAATCGGCTAATATAATAACATCAGATAACAACTTAACAACATCAGATAATGGCTAGAATACCAATTAATTACGGAACAACAGCAGGAGACGGTACGGGAGATATACTCTTTACATCATTTAAAAATATAAATGACAACTTTATAGAACTTTATAATAATGATTTAGAAAATGTAATAGTTTGTAATCAAGCAAATAAAGGCACAACTTTAGGCGGGACAATAGACTCGACTAAGCAATATATTATAGATGGTATTATAGACATGGGGACAACACAAATAACCGTGCCTACTACTGGATTATCTTTAAAAGGTTTATCTTTTGACACATCTAAACTTATTTCTTCCTCTAATACTTATACAATGTTTACAAGTCCAGTAGGTGGAAGTGGAAATATATTAGGAAAAGATTATGCAGTAGAAGTGACGGGAACTAACTCCAAAGTTTATAATTTAAAAAGCGCAACAGGAGCAGAGGCTTTCGAGTTTTCTATGATTAATTACAATAACTGTACATCTCTTGGAGTAATAGATAACTATAGGCAGGGCTTTGAAACGGGTACGGGTCGTTTTGGCGGTACTCCCGAATTGGAATTAAAAGGAGTGTGGTCAGGTGGGTACTTCATAGATTCATCAATAGTTAGAAACCTTACTGATGGTTCTTATTCTTTATTTAAAGCGGGATCGGGATTAACTTTTGCCTCAAGATTTAGGACTAATATGAATGCGGATTTAAACGCTACAGTTTCACTTGTGGACTTTTCGGATTCCAATTTTATTAATGCTAATACTCTTCAGTTTAATAGTGTGTTTGTTAGTAGAAACGGAGTATTTAATGCAGGAGATTTAACGTTAATTCCTAATATTTTGCCATCTTCTCTAAAGAGTCAATGGAGAGATAATACTGGGATTGGAAATACTTTTATAGGCGGAGAATTAAACGTAGATGCAGAGATAGCTACAACGATAACGACTCAAAATGTATTTGTAGACCTTGCGGGAACATTTAGTACTAGTGGACTTCAGCATTTTGATAGCCCAGTAAACGGTCAATTAAGACACTTAGGGAACAGTCCGAGAGCGTTTAAAGTAGAAGCAAGTTTTATATTAGATTCT